CCGATAATTTGAGGCTGAGTAACTTGGTTGTGCTCTCCAAGGTTCATGGAATTATCTGTGAAGGGATAGTGATCTATTCTGAAACTGGTATTGAGCTGCTGGAAATTATTCAACAGATCAACTTGGCTATCGGATAAGACATCGCCCGGCTGAGGAATATTATTATTGTAGACCATTTTTTAAACTCCTACCGGCAATTGTCTGCCAGCTTTTCTAATGTATAAAATTTGAGCGTCGATCTGCACATCGCTTTCTTGTTCCGGTCCTTGCATCTGAAAATTGTTCAAGGTCCATGTCAGCGTTAAGAATGCTCCGCGCACTGGGCAAAAAATCCTTTTCCAAACCTTAGAACCTTCTAATCCGCTAGTTGTCGATGTCTCGACGACAGAATTGAAAAACGTGTCGGGTAATAAAGTTGTCGGAGCGGAATTTTGTGGATATATGTTGACCGGCTGCGTTGTGTTATAGTCTAAAAAGACATTCAGGCTAATGGCTCCTCTGGAAGTTGAATTCATGAGGATATCGACAAATCCCATCTGGATGTTTTCGCCCTGATCCAAAAAGTTAAACTTCTTACTGATGATGTTAAAATTGTCCCTAACAGAAACCTCCCCTTCTCCGATATACGTCCCTGCTGCGTGCTGAGCGGGCATTGAATATTGATCGGTCACTGGATCGTATTGGAAAAGTTTGAGATTGTCCGCATCGACAGGGACCACGGAATAAACTTGCCCGTTCATATCCTCAAAATCTGTCCCTGTGATAATCCCCGTTATTTTAATGATATATCCCGGCTGCAAGTTATGATTAATCACTTCTATTTCTGTCGGATCCGTTCCATTTCCTGTTATGTTCTTAATCAACAAGGTCGGATCATTGGTTACTTGAGGCTGCAAATTTGATGATAGATACATCACATAGCCTTGCTGATTCCCTCCGATCAAAGCGGGAAAAGCATTAGGAACGTCTAGCCAGGGGAAATTGGATTCTTCCCAAGTTGAATGGGTGTTGTTCCATTTTCTAGCCACTTCCGTTTGATATGTCCCTAAAGCTGTCAGTGAATCTGTAAAGATCGCCCAAGAATCGTTTTCATAGTTATAGACAAGACGGCGGTTAGGATAAGTGAGAGAGACGCCCTGACCGGGATTATAATGATAGATCCAATAGGCTAGTTTTTGCTGAAAGTCTCTAATCCCTGCCACGCGCTGCGTTCCTTGCGTCTCATTCTTAAACTCAAAGACAAGATCCGGGATCTTGATATCTATCCTGTCGCTTTTAAATGAATCGCATTCGACGATTCCCTTATCTCCTATTCCAACCAATGAGGTATCAAATTGCACTGCGCTAAAGGTGCTCTCTGCGCCGAGCTCCGAATTAACGCGCTCGATTTGGAAAGGCTGAATAGATCGACCTGTATATCTAAGCTGCCACGTGCTGCGCTCGCAATAGATAATGCAGTTGTCCCTAACGAATCCCACCGCTGTTATATCCTCAGCAGTTGGGATGTCGATAAATCCGCCTTGTCCTCGTATATCATCGCGCCAGGCTTGTGCGTTGACATTTCCTGCTAACGGGAAAATAGGGCTTACATCTGAAATTGGGTTGCCGATAGCACTCCATCGGATCCTTTGCCTATAGGCTGCGGATCCTGCTAAAGTTGCCCCTTCCAGAGTGTTGAAAGCGACAAGCCGGCCTCTGAAGGGGAGCAGAGCCAAGCATTGCTGAAGTTTGTCGAGTCCAGCATTAATGGTCGGGGCGAAATCTACCCAAACAGAGGAGGAAAAATCCGTATATCGGATCGGATCTCCTTTCGTTCCTGAAAAGTTTGTTGCCCAAAAGATCTTGTTATTTGCCGGAGCCGGGCTTACCCAATAGTTTGTTGTCCAGAAGAAGTTATAATCTGTCCCTGTCCAGGTATATCCCGGGATGAACTCTTGAAATCCTCCAACGAAGCGATAGGCATATTTAGTATCCCAGGCAACCATTTGCTCGTTGTTAGTAGCTGTCAGCTCGCGTGTTCGTAATCCCATGACGGGAAGGCCAGGGAAGTAATTGAAATCTATCGTCGTCGCTACTCCAACGCCTGCCGTATGCGTCAGCGTGACATCGCCTGTGATATAATTGATCGTTCCGCTGTTCCCAGGCGTGACGCTTGTTAATGTCCCTAACCCCGTATCGGTAAAAATAATCGGCCCTGCAATCGTTATAACTACTGATCCAGGCTCGACATTTGCGTTGGGTTCTGTGGCTAAAAGTCCAAGGACTGTGAAAATATTAAATGACCAAGGACTTGCAGCGGTATTTCCAAGGCTTTGAGCTGTCAATATGCGTCGTAGCCTTCCCAAAGTCTGTAAGCCTTGCCGTCTTCTAATCCTCTCTCTCCAAACGAACGCATTTTCTAAAGTCGGATAAGCATCATCGGGCAATAGAAACTCTTCCCTGCTTTGCACAAGGCCAGTTGCCATCCCAGTGATTTTCATCGGCTTATAAATGGACATTACGGATACCATCCTTGCGGAGAGCCAAAGTTTTGCCCTTGAATCGTCTGGCTAAAGATTGTGGTGTTGCGCTGGCCTATTTCCTCTACGCCCTGCCGCTCTAATACAAGACCTTCTTGACGTTCAAACATGCGGGTTAAGTTCTCATATCCTTCCATGTCCTGACGGTCTTCTAGCACGAGCCGGGAAGCGCCTAAAGCTATATATTGCCACCATTGAATTAGCAGAGGATTTTGAGAGACGGAAAGAAGCTGCATTGGCGTCATATAAGATTCCAACTCGACTTTATAAACATTGTCGGGAACAGGTCTTATTGTTATCTCATTGTTCCAGAACAATAGGCTATATGGTCTTCCTGCACTGTACTGCGTTACCCAAACAGTGATTAGCGTTCCGGCTGCCGGAGCTACTGGAAAGACCACGTTAAAGGCTCCAGTGACGTAGTTGACTGTTCCTATATTAAATGGTGGAGCTGGTGCAACTGTTTGGACTGGGGAAGTCGGCGGGATAGCAGGGTTAAAATCCCCCACGTTATCGCTATTGAGCAAAAGCAGATTGCCTGTGGTGGTGATATTTCCACCGGGCGCAAGAATCCCTCCGTCGTCCACTACACGGATAATAGATCCATCTGCTGCAACTCCTCCCATGACGACCATCATTGATAAAATGGGAACAGTAGAAATAGAAAAGCTGAAACTGGTTGTCGTTCCATCGCCTGCAATCGGCTGGAATTTTGTGGGCCATCTTGGCCACATGTTGAAAAAGGAATTCCTATCTTTAAAGAAATATCCTTTCACCCCTTCAAAATAAATCGGATCTCTAAATCCCTGATTGTTGTTTACATCGACAGGATATCTGTCGACAAATGGAGAGGTGAAAAGAGTATAGATCTGCCTTGTTTGATCTAGCTTGATCGCATAAGGGAAATCTTGGGAATAAAAGGTATTGATATATTGGTCTATTGCCGCAGTTGTCAAAGTCGATTCGCTAGAAGATGCGGTTAGTCTTCTGACTTTCTGCCTAATTGCTGCTAACGTTGAATCTGCTGGAATGACCATATTTTACCTAAAAATCTACTGGGATAAACTGATGGATAATTTCGGCTGCTCCATCAACTTTTGTTGGAACATTATTTGCATCTAATACCTGGCTTCTTTTTGGAAGACGGGCATGTACGGAATTAACTTCATTGACAAGGCCTTTTGGAACCTCGTATTCCTCGCCTGGGATGAAATGCCAGAACTGGATAGGATCCCCTGCCCATCGGCAATAAGGTTTGGAAAGGCGCTCATTCTGTCCTCGATGGTTGAGATATCTAGCCTTGACGATTTCGCCTTCTTCTTTACGAAGCTTTTCGGCTTTGGCTTTGATCTCTGGCTTCATATGCTTAAAGCCATTATCAGCAACCGAGCTTGCAATTGTATTAACTAGTCCGTGGTTCTCTCCCCACGATGTTGTTTTCATTTGCGTCATAAAACCCCCTAGGTTGACGTTTGGTGAAAAGGAATAGTGCTAATATTGTATTCATTTCTTGCCCCAGCCGGTGCTGCCGTTGCAAATAGTTGTGTGATATAAAGGGAAGTAAAAAAAGTGAGAGGATTTTGTGTTTTGACTATTTGCTGAGTTGTCGCAGGGAAAGAAAATGGGTTAAACTTTTGAGAATCAATATCTAATGTAACGGTGTAGTCTGTGATGCTGAGAATCTGCCCTGTTTGCCCGGCGATTTCAGGCATTCCAAAGGATTTAGGGACAGCCAACCGGATGCACTGATTTACGATGAAATAATGGGTTGTTGAAAAGGTGACGACAGTTGTTAGACCTCTTTGGATCTTTGTTACATAAGCAAATTCCGGCTGGACAGCTTGCGTTGCGCTGACCCTTGTCATGGAAACATTGGTTGCAGGAGCTGCAAAAGCGGACGTATCCAGTCCTTGCAACGTGAAATCTGTGTCTGTGGAATTGCTTATCGTGAAGGT